TGATACACTATGCCATGAAGTATCTCATGGACCAATGTGTTTACTTTAGCAGCACCAACTTCTCTTCCATCAACACCTATCTTCTTCTCTTTGGCAAAGAACTCACCACTAGCTTCATTAGATGTTGCTTGAGTTGGTTCCCATGTTTCTATGGGATATGTTTGGTACCCTATTTTAATATTTTTCATAAGCTTGTAAACTAAGGACAGGACTTATTCCTGTCCTAGTGAATAAAAATTACTTTAACATTGTAATTATAGAGAGCACACCATCAGTATATTGGAGGAGAGAACTGTGGTGTACTTTCTAAAAGGTGTACTAGTTGATGTTGTACTAGGTAAACCTAGTGTACTTAAGACATACTCTAAGTATACACTAGTAGTATACATTAACGGCCCGGAGACCTATCAATACGTGTACCTATTTTTAAATCCAACTTGAAGCTTGTTGTTTTCTTCCTGTTGCACTTTCCATGAACTTATCAAGATCTTGTTGTAACATTGCGTCTCTATGCTCTTCTAAAGCAGAGTCTTGGTCATTATCAAGATACTCAGTCCAATAGTTTACACCAATTGCTAAAGTATCAATTAAGTCATCATGTCTTAGTGATCCTTTATCTCTAGTAATCCTGGACATCTGAAAGAATAACCGGTGATTTTGTTCATGATTATTAAAGTCATCATGTATAAGTTTCTCATCAACTACTAGTCTATGTTGATTCATCACTGGTTCTAATGTGTCAATAATGCGTTGCTCTTTTTGCACACTGTGTCGTACTTCTTCCATGCTGCATGGATAAATCTTTTGTAATACTGGGTGTAATATTTGATTAAACATACCGTCACCCATGTTACTCTCAATAACTATTTGATTTACTTGTTGTTGTTTAGCTATGTTTGCTAATTGTTTGAGTGTTCCTTCACTATAGCCACCATCTAAGCCACCAAAAGCTGTCAAATATAACACTCCGTGCAACATTTTGATAACTACATAACCTGTTTTATCTTTACCTCGTCCTGATGGATCAATAGCCATTACGGAACCATCAAAAGGCTTGTATTCTTCACTTACAAACATTGGACCTGTATACATATCACCTTTTAAGCCAACATTTGGTAAGTTAGGATCTAACATTTTCATTTGATCCATACCTGAAGCCCATTGTATCTTAGTAGGTGCTTCTTTCCATGTGCTGCTTCCTGATAATACAATCAGATCATTAAGTTTTAATGGATATTTATTAAGATCACTAAGTGACGTATCTAATTGAAACTGTAATGCAAAGCCTGAACGTCCATAAGAACTCTCACGTTCTAATAAATCTGTTTCATCAAATCTTTTGGGATCAGTAGGCTCACCAGTTTTCTTATCGGAACGTGCAATCTTTGGTGCTAGTTTGTGCCCATAACCAACTCTTTGTGCGTTAGTGGGATAACGTGCAGGCCAAATACGTGTTTTGAATCCACGCTCTTCTAAATCATTATATAATGACATTTCAGTTTGTGGGGTTCCTAAGAAAACTACACGCCCTATTTCAGGTTTAATGATTGCATCAAATTCTTTAACGGTTTCACTAAGTCTATCACGCATTAGTTGTGTTTGACTGTTGTTTGCAGACTCTACGTCATCTGCGACTATGAGATCAGCACGTGATCCTGTTAGTTGTGATGTAACACCTAATGATTTAACACTTGGAGCATGTGATGCTCGAGCTGGTCCTACGTCAAAACTAATTTTTGAGTGTCGTTGATCGGGTCCTGGTTTTAAATGCTCTAGTATTTCCATTTCAGCTATAAGACGCTGTGTGAATGTACTAAAGTCATCAGATCTTGATTTACTTGCAGAAACAACAAGTATGTTTCTTTGTGGATTCAATAATAATTGATGACATACAAAGGCACTTGTAATCCAAGATTTACCTACACCTCGAAAAGCTTCTATAACAATACGTTTATTATCGGATTGTAGGAAGTCAGCTATATCATATTGGATAGGTGTTGGATCAGGAAGGTTAAGATGCTTCCATGTTAAGTATAAAAAATTTTTAAAATCTTTTAATCTTTTGTCCATTATTTTTTAGAACGATTCCTAGAACGGCTTACAACTCTTAAATTGCTTTTTCTATTATCTCTAGGATTACCATTTCTATGATCGATGTCTTTGCCATCACCTTTACGCACTGTTCCAGCACGTGTTGCAGCTCTTCTTACTTTGTTTCTGCTTGCTCTATCCTTCTTAGCAGCTGTAGATGAGTGAAACTTACGATATTCACGTTTATAATTGCGTTTTGTTGGCATGTTGTCCTTATTATTATTATTCTATACACTAGTGGATATATCAAGTTGCCGTGATAGATTACACCCTTTAAGTGTTATTTGATGTCTAGGGATCAAATATGAGGCTGTTTTTGTCTATTTATCTCCAGATTTGTTGTCCATTTCATCAAATGGGAGATTTTCGACAATATTATCTGGTTTTTCCTTTTCTTGGATCCCATACTGTTTTGCTATGTCTAAACAAACTTTTAAATCACTTGCACTAAGCTCCATACCACTCGAAAGTTTAGTATGCGCTTGGTCTATTAATAAATCTATTGTTTCTTTTGCTTTAGTTTTTGTGTCTTTAATTATTTCTGTCATTATTCCATTTTTGAACATCAAATGATGGACAAAACTTTTTACTTATTTCATTGTGCCCTATTAATTTGACACCAAGATATTTTTCTTCAAGATCAGATATTAATTTTTCAAATGATTGCCATTGTTCTCTTGTAAAATTATTTTCACCTACTTGATAATCATCTTCTTCAACACCGCCAACTAGACAAATACCTAGTGAATTATGATTATAACCAAGTGCATGCGCGCCTTGTGTATTCTCATCACGACCTATTTCAACTTGGCCATCTCTTTTAATAACATAGTGATAACCTATTGAGTCAAAACCACGTTCTCTGTGCCATTCATCAATTGTACTTGCATTAATGTCTTGGGTAGGTCTAGTTGCAGAGCAGTGTATAACAAGATATTCTATATCCATTAGAATACAATTCCCCATAACCACATTACTGCTATTATAGCTAATGCAATAACAATTATTTGCATTGATCTTTTCATTCCTGTCCAAAAACTGACAAATTTATCAAACATATAAGTCCTTTCTTATTTAGTTAATTGATTTTTCTTCTCGTAACTTCTGAGAGCACCCATTCCGAGTAAAGCCATTACTAACGGCATCAAAGTGCCCATATCAAGCTCAGGCAATGGTGCTGTTTCCCAATTATTTGTTGCAATAACAAACATTAAGAATTGTTTTGCGACATACTCCCAAAATATTGCTAATGCACAACTCATACCAATTAATGGTCTCCAACTTCGTTGTAACATTCCTGAAAACCCACCAGCTTTTGATTGAGCATCAGCTAAATTAATATCTGATTGTGCTTTGTTTATTTGAGCTTCAATTTCTTTTAATTTAATTTTAGCATCATTTTTTTCTTCTTCTGAAGTATGTAAAGAATCTATTATTCCCCCAACATTTTTTACAAGATCTCCACCAAGTAATTTTGTTAACATGTTTATCCTATTTTCATTATTTTCATTAATGTCCAAATTATACCAACAACACCTGCAATCCACATAACAGCTCTTATTGAACCTTTACCTGTTGCCATTTCTTGTTTTAATAATTGAACTTCGTTTCTATTTTCTTTAACTTCGTTTTTAATCTCATCTAAAGTTTTGCATATTTGTGTATATTGATTTTCCCAATCTGACATTAATTATGCTCCTATTTAATCTGTGATAGAGGATTTTCTAAAGTTAGCTTAATTCTTTTATCTATCTTTATTTCAAGCTGCTTCATTTCCTCTTTTAGTTCTTTAATAATTTCTTTAAGGTCTTTTTGATTTTCTCTTGAGTCTTCTTTTACTCTTTGTTCTACATCTTCTACAATTGTTTCAATTCTACGGACATCAGCCTTAAGATCATTTTTTAATTCTTTTGCAACACTTGCTACTAAGTTTACTTCTTCAAGTATCATTGTCATCTCAGATTGTAACATAGTAGTTTCTTGTTGAATTAACTCTACTCGTTTGTCAAAGTTTGATAAATCTGGAGCAACATATGAAGATATTTGATCTTTCATGTTTAAGTAATCTTTATAAAACTCAAAACCTCCCCATAATGCACCACTAAAAGACATTAATGCAGTAATCACTAACATGATTTTTCCGCCTTTAAACTTTATACCACCTACATCTACTTCGGCCATTGACTGTCTATCATGTCATTCATTAATCCATCACTTCCTGCAAATAAGTAATAACTTGCTATGTTGTTATCGTTTATGACACTATCTGGTAATGTAGCATCAGTAAAAAATCCTACTCTGTCATTAAGTTGTGTTTGTGAGTTAAAGAAACTTTTAGCATTAGATAACACTTGCATAACAATTAGTGTTTTCATTTGATTAGCAGAATCATATCGTTGCTTGTCATCAATTTTTTTCATAATCTTTTTGACAGCTTTTTCTTTAGAGCTTTCTTTTTTTGTTTGTTTAGGCTCTGGTTTAGGTTCTTCTTTTTGTTCTTCTTTAACTTCAGCAACTTCTTCAGTTTTTTCTTCAACCTCTGGTGTTATTTCTTCAGTAGGTTCTTCAACTTCTTCTGTTATTTCTATTTCTGCTTCAATCTCTGCTTCTATTTCAACTTCAATTTCTATTTCAGCAATTTCAATTTCTTCAATCTCAATTTCAATACTTTCATATGTAGGTTCATCAATTTCTATTGGCTCTAAAATAAAACCTTCATCAGTATCTATTGCATCATTAGCCTCAAATACATCTTCAACAACATCAATAATATCTTCAGGTGTATCTATGTTTAAAGCAATAAACATTTCTACAGAAGTTATTGATTCCGTGATAATGGTATTGATAACGTTATAAAGCACGTTGACGGTAACGTCATCGAACAAGGGTCCGATAGCTAGATTAATATCTCTACCTCCAACTTCTATAATAATAGATGTTAAGCTACCTGAAAAATCAAATCCACTTTCATATGTTTGATACCCAGAATTTGTTCCACTTGCACTTAAAATATCAGTGCCACTAAAAACATTAGTGTTTCCATTTCTACCTGTAATATGCATGTAGATTGAATCACTTGAATCTTGTTTATCTACTTTAATAGAATAATTAGTGCGACCACCATGTGTAATGTTAAGATCAGAAACATCTACTGTATTTATAAAAGTAGTTCCCATTCCATCAACACCCATAACTGAAGTAGAATTACCTGATCCAGTAATCATAGCACATTTATCTGTGCCTAATTGACCACATGAATTACCACTTGGCATTGATGCACTTCCTTGACCACCCCAATCAATATCCATATCTCCTTCTTTAGAAGATACAACGAAATCATTATCTCCATCTAAAATATCAAGAGAGTCTTCGTTTGTTACTGTAGTTGTAGTTGTTGTAGTTTCTGTTGTAGTTATAATTGTAATACCATCAGCTTCATGTTCAATAGTTTCAGTAATTACTTCATCTATTATTTCTTCAACTGTTGGTGTACATAATCCTATTGTATCTGTTGAACAATCTACTGCGTGACTAGAATAAGATAGGGAAACCGATATACATAGCCATAGCCATAATAATAAACTTCGCAAATTCTTCATCACTCTTTGTTTGTTCCTTTGGTTTAATTACTTCTTCGTTAAATATAATGCTGTTTTTAGGTACTAAATGTGGATTTTCTTCCCAACCAGTTTTAGCATCTTGTCCTATTGCACCTTTGTATGGGCAATAAGTTCCTGCGTTCCACATAGCATCAAAGACTCTATAATCTGCACAAAGAGTAGATATTGATGCAACCTTCATTCCCATTCCGTATAATGATCTAGCTAATTTAATACGTTCACAGTTTTCATCTGTAATTGTAATACCAGAAGCTATACCTAATATTTGTGTTTGTACTGCACCTGACGTAGCTGTCTTACATATGTCGGAATTGTTAACAACAACACTAGGAGCATTAGCAGTTGGTGGAGTATTATTAGTTACTACTGTTGAAGATACAGTATTTGTGTCAGCACTTTTTGCACTTGTTACAGCACTTACAATAAGGATAAAAGTTAATACAAAAAAAAGAGTTCTCATTCGTAATTACCATCTATTTCTAATCTTAAAGACTTAATCTTATAAGAGTTTTCTAAAATTTCATTTTTTAATTCAAGTACATTTTGATTAGCTTGAACATTTTCTATATTTGTTTTTAATAATTCAAAGTCAGAAAATAATTTACCTACTATAAAAACATTACCGCAAGCAGCACTAATCAATCCTAAAGCTATTAAAATATTCTTTATTGATAAATTGATTTGCATTTAAGCTCCACATGATTCACATTCATCAGGACACTTACAATCTGCTTTACTTTCAGCACCACAATCTGGACAAGGATTAATCATAGTTTATCCATCTCCTCTTTTATATCTACTCTTGAAATTTCTGGTGTTCCTTCAAGCCATACAATAGTACAATCATCTACTGTTTGACCTTGATTTATTTCAACTATAAAAATAGCATTTGCGTTTATTTTTAAAATTGCTTCAGTAACTTTTTTTATCATGCTCCAATCTCCAATAAATTTACATTAGCTATTGGCACAGAACCTTGACCTATATATGCGTTATTATCTGAATTAGTTGTACTAAAATATATTTGGTAATAAACTGCTGAAGTGCTTGATGGGGAGTCTAACTCAACAAAAGCACTTTTACCTGATTGTCCATCTGTGCCACCAATATAATTTGAATAAAAATCTCCATTTATTTCTTCTCCTAATGGACTTCCTCCAGTTGTAACAACTGCTGTATGTCTATAAAGTTTTAATCTTATTGGTCTGGTTACAAGTGAGCAATATAAAGAAGGTAAGTTAAACATCACTAATACTTTGCTTGAAGTTGCAGAAGGGGTAATATTATGGTGTATATTTGAAGCAATATAAGATGTAGAGTTAGTTCCTCTTTCTCCTGTAATTTTGCTTTGAGTAACTTGCAAAACTTTACCACCACTAATCCCAGTTAAGGAAGCACCTGAAATTGCAGGAAGACTGCCTGACAGCTTCGTAGCATCTAGTGTTGAATAAGATAAATTATTTATAAGTGTCTGTGCCATTATGGTTTACTCCAAATTGAATGTGTTAAGTTTCCGTCACTATCTCTTGCTAATAATAAATCATAAGCATCTTCGTCTGAATGATTGGCAGGCAAGTCTCTAAGAGTCTGCCTCC